GACGAGGTTGTCCGAGGTCGTCGTGGCGTAAAGCGGCTTCGGGCAGGGGAAGAACCCCTCCAGCCCGAGCGGGTCGTCGCGCACGTCGATGAAGTGCGGCATCCCCTTGCAGAACCAGTAGACCTTAAGCGTCTCCTTGTCCCACAACTCGCACACTTTGGCGAGGTTGTATTGCCGCTTGCTGTCGCGGTAAGCGTTCAGCGTCTCCGGGCCTTGGTCGGTCGGTATCTGGCGCGCCATCTCTGCGCCGAAACGCTCCACGAGCGCCTCACGGGTCATGTAGACCCAACGCCATACCTGCCCCACCTCTTCCCAAGTGCGGCCCTGCGAGTGTCCAAAGTCCTTCCAATGGACGTAATCAACCGGGGCGCGCTCGTACTCGATTTGCTCAAGCGGCTGCTGTGCGCCTTCGCCCTCTTCGATGTCCGAGGTGATGGATACGCCGTCGTCCTCAATGCCGATGGGGGCGACATGGGGTTCGTAGCGCACCCACGCCGTGCCGCGACCGCCGAGGAACCTGTCCTCGACATCGTATTTCATGGTCGAGCGGAAGTCGGGGAAATGCTCAATCTCAAAGTCGATGGCGCGTTCGATGAGGCGCGATGCCACGCGGCCTACGGGGTCGTTATCACCAAACCGGCGCTGCACGTCAGCCTTCGGCAGTTTGGCGTAGACGGCAGGAATCAGCGTCTGGACGTTGCTCCACAGGATATTGAACTTGGCCGTCTCGTTGCCCGACTGGCCGCGCGTGTCGTCACGGTACCGCTTAACGAGTTTCTTGACGCGCGCCTGCCACTTGGCAAACTCGTTGTCGTAGGTACCTACAGCGCGCAGGTACTTCTCAAGTTCTTGGCTGACGCGCTCGTCCATCTGTTAGTCCTTCTTGTTGCGCGCAGAGATGGCTCTGGCCTTCGCCTTCGCATCTTCCTTGCTCGACGCACCCCACGCACGCAGCGCGAGGGCGAGGCGGGTCGGCTTGCCGTTCTTTTCCATCGGCCCAGCCATGTTGCCCATGCGTGCGAGGAACGATGCGCGGCGCGGGTTGTCACCGGCCTTGACCGGGGGCTTGAGGGTGCCGCCCGTCTCACGCTTGTACGATGCGCGGCCAGCGGCGTTGAGGCCACCCTTTGGGTTCTTGCCTTCCTTACGCTGCCATGCTGCGCTCATCAGTAACCCTTTTTCTCAGGTTTAGCCGTTTTCGCAGACTCGCGGAACGCCTTTGCGGTCGGCGCACCGGGGTCACCGGGCTTACGCATCCTCTCGCCGGAGCCAGCCTTGATGCGCTCCTGCTTGGCTAGGATGTTGGCGTAGAGGCCGGGCTTACGGTTCATTTGCTGAACAGGCCCACCGCCAACACGGCAGCGCCTGCCCCCGTTGTGACCTTCCACGGGCCGGTGGCCGCGTTGAGGCCAAGTTCCACGACATACACGCCAACAGCCGTACTCGCTGGGATGGAAAGGATGGTCGTGCTGCCGTCGATGATGCTGACGGTTGAAGTCAGCGCCGTTGATACCGTCACCACGATGCGATGCAGGTAATCGTTTGCCGCGCCGTTGGTGCCAAGCACCTGCGCGGTCTGCGAAACGGCGACCGTCTCGTAGGGGTATTGATACGGAAGATTAACGCCACTCATATGCGCGCCCTCCTAGAGACGCTTCGGTCGTGTACCTGCCACATATCGTTGAGCGTGACCTGATTTTGCGGCCCAACGATAAGCACCTTGCTCTCCAACGGCTTTTGCGCGGCAGGCTCCTGCCTCCACGCAACTGCCAGCATACGGAAAGCGTCAGCAGGGTGTGATGTCCAATCGTGTCGGGGTGATGCCCTAAACGCTTTCTTGTCCTCATCATACTCTCGTTGGTATTGGCGTAAAGCCTCAATGCCATCGCCGCAACGCACGGAGTTGAACCAAGTGCGCGGGAGCATCTGGCGCACCGCTTGGATTCCGTCCTGCAATCCGATGTTCGGCACGACCGAGAGGCTGCCGATGCCGAGGTGGTCGGCCAACTGCTCTACGATGCTGCGCCCCGTCTGTAGGCTCTTGGCGCGCGCGTCATGCGGCAGGTAGTGCTTGCCGTAGGTGTAACCCTTGTTAACGACTACCTCTGCAATGGCGCGGATGTCTGCGCCCGAGATGGCGAAGAAGTCGATGACGCGCACCTCGCCGCCCACCACCTGATACCACCAAATCGCGGTGTCGTCGCGGTAACCCAAGTCCCATGCGGTGTGTACCGGATACCCCGGCTCAAAGACTACACGCTCGTTAATACGCGGCTCTGCCTGTCGCATCTCGGTGCCGTAGAACGCGCCGAGGATGGCCGCCTCGAAACTGCACTCAAACTCTTGGAGGTATTGGTCTTCCGACAGTTGGGCTTTCGCTGCGTTAAGTTCGCTTTGAGGTAGCAGCCCTGACTCGCTGGCAGGTAGGCGCAACAGGAACCATTCGTCGGGCAGGCGTTGGGCTGTCTGGTAGATGTCGTAGAACTGATTGCGTCCCTTCGGAGTTCCTGCAAAGACGCACCAACCGCCCTTGTCAGCGAGGGCGGCTCTCAACACGCTTCCAAACACGCTCGGCTTGAAGTCACCGTATTCATCGAGGTACAGGCCGCTGAACCCGAGGCCGCGCATTGCGTCTGCGTTGTCGGCTCCAAACAGTCCTATCTTCGCGCCGTTAACTAACGTAATCGACATCAAAGTTTCGTTGATGTCTTGGGCAAGCGGCGCGGCGTAGTATTTAAAGTAATCGAACGCAATGCGTCTGGCTTGGTTCTGGTACGGCGCGACATACCCGAAAAGGCCGTTCGGCCCCCGGTACATAAAGGCTGCGCGGATGATGTCGTTAACCGCTGCCACGGTCTTGCCAGCACGCCGATGCGCGACGAGACAGGCCCACCGCTTGGTGCGCTCATGGAACGGCAGGAAAGCCCGTCTGGGGCGATACGGGAGTTCTACCCGCTGCTTCACTCGGGCTTGCCCCAAGTCGCCTCAATCTCAATCTTGCTGCCGTCTGGGCCGCTGTGCTCGTGGCGCGCGAGTTTCGGCACATGGTATTCGAGTAAGTCGCTGAAGCACTTAAACGCCGCCTCTGCGCCCTTCTCGGCGTGTATCTCGTCGAGCCAACCCTGCAAGCGGTCTGCGTTGCCGTCTACGAAACGAGAAATAGCCTCCCTCGCTGCTTGGGTTGACTTGTTCGGGCTTCCTTTGGGGCGACCTGCTGGCATACCGTGGTTAATATACGCTGATTGTTTATTCTGTGAAACAGTTAACTTTGGTTTACCGTTACGAAGTTGTGTGATAGATTTAGCAAATGAAAATAGGTGAATTAACCCCGATTGTGGACACCGAAGTTGAGATGCCAGAACGGATGTTTGACGCTCTCTGTGTGCTGGAGATGTTGTTGTGCGCCCGTGGCGTTCCTTCCGTTTTTGCCGAAGATGTGCGCGAGTATTTGCGCGACGAATATGGCGACGAATTTGCGGAGTCATTTGAGCCGAGGTACATGATTAGTAACCCAGCCGTTTCAAGAGTTCCGCAGTAATCCTGCCCCCATACGGTTTCATTTGCAGGGCGCGGACATCTGCCGCTGATGGGTTACGCGGGTCGGCAATACCACGCGCACGGGCCGCAGGTTCCAACAACTCGTAAACCCGCACATCTTCCTTCAAGCGACCAATGCCTGCGCCGGGGATGCCGGTTTCATATGCAGCGTGACCAGACCCCCTGATGAGCGGTTCGTCTGCGTAAATGACACCAACATTTTGCAGCCCAGATTCTGGCGCGGTGTATTGCGTTGGGTCGGCAACCGACAATCTCGCCTCACCAATGCTTAACCCGCCTTCATTACGGAAGCGGACATCTAAATCGTTTTTGATTTGTTTCCGTACAGCGTCAGGTGCATTTCTAAATTGCCGTGTGCCTTCCTCGCTACCGATTCCAGCCCACCCCGGTATCATCTTACGAATCATCGTGTCGGCTTGCTTTTTGGTCTTTTTGTTTAGCGCGGCATCGGCGTAACTTAACATCGTTTCGCCGGTCATCGTTGCATAGTCGCCGCCCGTTGGGGCCATGCGCCACGGCAGATAAATTGGATTTTCTCCAAATTCTGTTTTCAAAGCCTGCGCGGCTTTTTTGACTTTGCTCGACGGCGTGAATTGCGAAGCCCATACCATGCCGGGATTCTCAAACATGAAGTCTTGTCCACCCTGCAAGTTAACAGGGCGTGCAAGTTCAACATCGTTAATTGCGCGAAGCAGCCCACCCGCAGCGGTGCGGTCACTCATGCTTGTTATAAAGGGCTTGCCTTCAAATTCTGTGATAGATACTTCCGGTGCGTTAACGGTTCCGCGAGATTCAACTGTTCTTTCCAATGCTTTTAGTCGCGGCTGCTCTTCAACCCGAGGGTCAAAACGAGGGTCATACTCTGCGATGTTTGAAACTGCCCCATGACGGAGCGCAGCAGCCAACCGCATAGGGTCAACCATCGACCCTGCGTATTCACCGGCAGCGCGGGGACTGGTCATCGCCTGCCGTGCGCGTTCAACCTCGCCCTGCACGAGAGCCTTGCCCGTCTGAACCGGCTGCGTAACGATTGCCTTGCCGATGGTACCGAGGTCTTGGGCGGCTTGGTCTAGGCGAGGGGTTGGGCGGTCGGCGGCTTGGGCGTACTCTGCCGTCGTCATGCGCCCCATGTTGGGGTCGCTCGTAAAGGCTTCGTAG